AAATTGTAACAATACAAAATCAATTAGAAAAAAAAGAATATTTTTATGCGTGTAAGCAAGAGCCTTTAAAAAGTCATTGCAATAAATCGTTATGTAAAACAATGAAGTTTGGTGTAGGTACAAGTTTATCTATGCCTACTATCGGAGGTCTTACAGTTGTAGAGTCTGAACCACCTGTTTGGTTTTGTGATGTAGATGGACATAGATTAGAACTGTCTACAAAACAATTACAAATGCATGTAGATTTTCAAAGAGCTTGTATGGAGCAAATGTATAAGATGCCTGCAAGATTAAAAGAGTCAGACTGGAGAGAAATGGTAGATGCCTTGTTAGCAAATGCTACAAGAATATCTGTACCAGAGGAGTTAACAACCAAAGGTCAGTTTCAAGAATTATTAGAAATGTTTTGTACGGCTAGATTACAAGCAAGAAGTCCAGAAGAATTAATGACAGGCAAACCCTGGACAGAAGATAACTACACACATTTTAAGTTGAGTTCTTTGCAGGAGTTTTTAAAAAGACATAACTTTACTACATACACTAGAGGTCAAATAACAGAGCGACTAAAAGAAATGAACAATGGAGAAGAGGCAGACAAACAATATAGATTTAAAGACAATAAAAATAAATGGCAGACCGTTCGTGTTTGGTTTATACCAGAAATAAAAAAAGGAGATGTAGAGTTTCCTAAAGTAACTATAGATGATGAGGAGCCACCGTTTTGAAGAAAACAATTTTGGGACCGCCAGGATGCGGTAAAACACACACCAACTCTAAACTAGTAAAAGAGTTTATTGAAAAAGGTATTGATCCTTCAAAGATTGCCAATGTTTCTTTTACAAAAAAAGCTGCAAATGAAAGTAAAGATAGAGTGTGTAGTGATTGGGGGATAGTGGACAAAGATTTACCATACTTTCAAACATTACATTCGATGGCATTTCACGCACTTGGATACAAAGTAGATGACGTTATAAGAGGATCTGATTTAAAAAAAATATCTGAAGCAATAGGTTTAGATTTTACAACTCAATCTAAAGATGCAGAAAATGATTTTGATATGGTGGGATATAAAAAAGGTGATGCGTATTTAAATCTATATCATTTGTATAGAAGTAAAACAACATCGTTAGAAGAAGTATTTCAACAAGAGGGAAACTATGATTTAGATTATGGAGAACTTTTACGAATGATAGAAACCTATGAAGATTACAAAAAGAAAAAAGGCAAGATAGATTTTACAGATATGATTTCTGAGTTTATAAAAAAAGGAGAGTGCCCAGATATAGATGCATTGTTTGTCGATGAAGCTCAAGACTTGTCTACACTACAATGGAAGATGGTAGATGTACTCAGACAAAATCCAAAGATACAAATTTTTACTGGAGATGATGATCAAGCAATTATGAGTTTTCAGGGAGCCGATGTAAAAAGTTTTTTAAAAGCAACAGAAGAAAAAGAAGTATTAACACAAAGTTATCGTGTACCAAAAGAAGTGTGGAGTTTAGCACAACAGATTGTAACAAGGATAGATGGTCGAGCATTAAAACAATGGGAGCCAAGAGATGAAAAAGGTTCGGTTACTTATCACTATAATTTATCAGACGTTCCAATAGATACAGGCGAGTGGGTAATACTTGGTAGGACAAATAGAATTTTAGATAGATATGCTGCAAGTTTAAAAGAAGAAGGTTGGATTTATAGCAGACACGATCATCCTAGTATTCCTAAAAAAATGTATGAAGCTATTTTAACGTGGGAAGATTTATGTAAAGGCAAAGAAGCAAATATTACTAGTGTAAGAAATTTATATTCTTATATGTCTGTAGGAGAAGGATTTAAAAAAGGATGTGGCCCTACATCAAAAGCATTTAGACAATTTGATGTAGATCAAATGTTAAACCTAAATATATTAGAAGAAAAAGTAGGATTACAAATGGGTAAAGAATTTAGATGGCATCAGGTGTTAGGTAAGATTGGATTACAAATGCAACATTATGTTTTGAATGCATTGAAAAGAGGAGACAATGTAAAAAAGCCTAGAATAAAATTAAGTACGATACATTCTATGAAAGGTGGCGAGTGTGAAAATGTTTTACTCATACCAGATATATCGTATGCCGCTAGTAAAGAATATCAAAGAGATCCATCAACAGAGCATAGAGTGTTCTATGTTGGTGTAACTAGAGCAAAAAATAATTTACATATTATGCAACCACAAACAGAAAGGTATTATCAACTATGAAAGAAAAACTTAGTGAAATGTTAGTAAAATTTTTTGAAGAAAACAAAGATATACCAAAAGAAACAGTAGAAGAATTTCAAACTGTTTTAAACAAAGTTTATAATCATGCCTCTGATGATAACTTGTGGGACAAGGGCGGAGATCATTATAAAGATTTTAAGATACAACCTTCTCAGTTTATAAACAAAAACGAATTACCGTTTGCAGAAGGCAATGTTATTAAATATATTTGTCGTCACGCTAAGAAAGGTAAGAAGGAAGACATACTAAAAGCGATACATTATTGTGAAATGATAATAGAGCGTGATTATGAATGATTTACAAGGTACAATCATAAGCAAGACTTATTTTAAAGCACTCAGTGGTCATTTAAACGGGTTTTTATTTAAAACACAAGCTCACAGGGGGTTTTGTGGATAAGATTAGTTTGCCCAGAGGTAAATACAATATTATTTACGCAGATCCACCTTGGCAATACAAAACATACTCTGGAGATTTGGTTACACCGTATCCGATTATGAAAGATGAAGACATTTATAGTATGCCAGTACAAGAGATAGCAAATGATAATTGTATTTTATTAATGTGGGTTACGTTTCCTAAATTAATAGAAGGCATTGAAACAATGAAGCGTTGGGGTTTTACATATAAGACGTGTGCCTTTGCTTGGATAAAGACAAATAAAAAATTTAACACCAAACAGTTTACGTTTTTACCAGAAGATAACTTTTCATCTTTTTGGGGTATGGGGTATTGGACGAGAGCTAATGCAGAACTTTGTTTGTTAGGTACAGTTGGTAAACCTAAACGTGTATCAAAGTCTGTGCATCAGGTTATCTATGAGCCAATAGAAAGACACTCAAAGAAGCCAGACTGTGTAAGAGATAAAATAGTTGAGTTATGTGGGGATTTGCCTAGAATAGAGTTATTCGCAAGACAAAAGACCCCAGGGTGGGTGACTTGGGGAAATGAGGTATAATGTACGAAAGAGATTTATTTGACGAGAAGACTTGGACACCACCAAGTAATTTACCAGATTTATCAAAAGAAAAAATTATAGCAATTGATACAGAGACTTGCGATCCTAATATACAAACACTAGGGCCAGGTTGGTCACGCAAAGATGGTTTTTTAACAGGTATAGCAGTTGCTACTCCTAACTGGAAATCATACTTACCTATAGCACACGAGGGTGGCGGGAACTTGTCAAAGAACATAGTGCTACGTTGGTTGAAGGATCAGTTAAAACACGGTATGTCTGTTGTGTTTCACAACGCACAGTATGACTTAGGTTGGCTATCAACAGAGGGTATAGCAGTTCCGGGCAAAGTGTTAGATACAATGATAGCAGCACCTTTGTTAGATGAGAACAGGTTCTCTTACAGTTTAAATGCTTTAGGCTATACATATTTAGGTGAAAGAAAAAAAGAAGATGATTTAAAAATAGCGGCACATCAACACGGTGTGGATGCTAAAAAAGAAATGTGGAAACTGCCTGCATCAAGAGTAGCAAGTTACGCTGAAACAGATGCCAAGCTTACACTTGATTTATGGAATGTGTTACGCAGAAAACTATCGTTTGAAAACTGTGACAAGATACTAGACTTAGAGTTATCCTTGTTACCAATTATATTTAATATGAGACAAAAAGGTATACGAGTTGATTTAGACAAAGCAGAAAAAACAAAGAAGATGCTACAACAAAAAGAAGATGTATTGTTAAAACAAGTAAAAGATGAAACAGGAGTGAACATTGAACCGTGGACGGCGACTAGTTTAGCAAAGGCATTTGACTCATTAAGTTTAACTTATGAGAGAACAGAAAAATCTAATGCACCTAGTTTTACAAAACATTTTTTAAAAACACATAAACATCCTATAGCTAAAAAGATATTAGAGATACGAGAGTACAACAAAGCAAATACCACGTTTATAGAAACAATACTTAATCATCAGTACAAGGGTAGAATACATTGTGAGTTTAACCAGTTACGATCAGATGATGGGGGTACAGTAACAGGTAGATTTTCATCTAGTCATCCTAACCTACAACAAGTACCCGCTAGACATCCTGAGATTAAAAAAATGATACGTGGTTTGTTTTTACCAGAAGAGGGTGATAAGTGGGCGAGTTTAGATTACAGTGCGCAGGAGCCTAGATGGTTAATGCACTATGCTTCTTTAACACCTGCTACAAAAGACAATATAAAAGTACAAGAGATTGTAGCTAGTTATAAAAAAGATGATATAGACTTTCATCAGATGGTAGCAGATATGGCAGACATAGATAGGACACTGGCTAAAACTATTAATCTTGGAATTATGTATGGTATGGGCATTGGTAAGTTGGCACATATTTTAGGTGATATACCCTTTGATGAGGCTAAGTCTCTCCGGGCAGAGTATAATGAGAAAGTACCTTTTATTAAAGATATGGCTTCTGCGGTTATGAAGGTAGCTACAGAAAAGGGAGAGATACGAACATTACTAGGTAGAAAATGTAGGTTTCCTATGAGAGAGCCAAAAGGTTTTGGTGGATATAAAAAAGTTATACATATGGATAAGTTAGAAGAAGAATGGCAAAACATATTAGATACACCACTAGAAGATAGAGATAAAGATTGGAGAAAGAAAAACCCAGGTAATTATCAAGTTGCTTTTACATACAAAGCTTTAAATAGGTTGATACAATCATCTAGTGCAGACCAGACAAAAAGAGCTATGATTATCTGTCATAATGAAGGTTTTATGCCTATGTTAACCGTGCACGATGAACTTTGTTTTTCTGTAAGCGAATCTAGTAAGGTAAATAAAATAAAAACTCTTATGGAAAACTGTTTTCCTGAGATGAAGATACCATCAAAAATAGATGTAGAAGTGGGTGACAGTTGGGGCGAATAATTAACTTTTTGGCCAT